AGACTCTTGTTGAAACTATCAACGATGTGTCTGCACAAATTCACCGTAAGACTCTGCGTGGTGGTGCTAATTTCGTTGTCTGCGGACCTGAAACAGCAAACATCCTTGAGTTCACCGCTGGATTCCGTGCATCTGTCACACACGACGATGAAACTGGTTCCATTGGAGCAGTTCAAGTTGGTTCACTGAGCAAGAAGTTTGACGTTATTGTTGACCCATACTTCCTTCGCAACGTGATTCTTGTTGGACGTCGTGGTAACTCTTTCCTTGAAAGCGGTTACGTGTACGCACCATATGTGCCACTGCAAACTACTCCTACGATCTTCGGACCTGAAGACTTCGTGCCACGTAAGGGCGTTATGACCCGTTACGCGAAGAAGATGGTTCGTCCAGATATGTACGGATTAGTCGTTGTGCGTGGTCTGTTGGGTGAATCTGGTAGCTGATTTAGCTAAATAGATTGCCTAATTAAAAAGCCTCTCTGCATATATGCAGAGGGGCTTTTTCTATGTAAAAAACTACTTATGGTATAGCCACAAAATGGCTAGCAATATGTTTTTGACATGATTATAAATGGAGGGTTTCAAACATGGGAAGCAAAAGAGTAGGATTAAAGAGAACTCAAAAATTACTTGAAGGATTAAAACGAGAATTAGACATGACTAGCACACAATTTAATGGTTTGCACAGAGGTGTGAAGACTATTACGTGTGACGCAGGGACTGATACACTTACAACTGCAGATTCTGGTAAAATAATTTTTGTTGATGGTAGCGCAGAAGGAAATCACACAATTCACTTACCAGCACCAACAACTGCTGGTTTAGAGTTTACTGTTATTTTGTCTGCAGACAGTCACGCTAATACTGAGATTTTATTAGATTCGCAAATTAGCACTGGTATTAGAGGTATGCTTAAAAAGTTAGCAGCATCTGCAATCGCTAACGTAGTTGCACATTCAAACCAAAAACTTGGTTTTGGTGATGCATCTAAAATCGGTAGCACAATTCACCTTGTCTCAGATGGTAATTTTTACCACATTGTTGAAGCAGTTTCTGATGTTGTTCACATCAGTGCATTCACTGCATAGTATAAAACTTATTCCCTCTTCACTTTGTGTTGAGGGAGTTTTTTAAAAAAAGTAGATCTGTCAAAATTTTTCGCCGCCAATTTTTTGAGATTTTTGGTTTTTAAAACTAATTACCAAAGATACTTATAAGCTATAAGGAGAGTATTATGAATCCCCGTAGAAGATTGATGTTTAAAAATCGCCTTCGTGCACAAAAAGCTGCAGCAGTCGCTGCGGAAACAAAAAGTCAACCAAAAAAAGTAGAAAAAAAGGTTGAACCTAAAGTTGATAAAAAGCCTGCACCAAAGGTTGAGAAAAAAGTGGCACCAAAAGTAGACAAAAAGACTGCTAAAAAAACCACCAAAAAATGACATAATTTAATTAATTCAAAAACCCCTTCGCTATCCGTGGGGGTTTTGTTTAATGGTTTACTATTTATGTTTAGGAGGCCACATGCATGCCAACAAACCTTTCCCCAACCTCACAAACAAGCGCCATTGTACTGACGTCAACAGGTAGTGCAGCATTAGTAGCTGCAGCGTGCCCAATCGGCACTTATACTGGTTCAGCAGATTTTCTCAGCGGCGCATCAGCCCAAGTGGCATATGTCTATAAAAAACTTGGTGGCGATGTTGTAGACATTGAAATTACACCAGCAAATGTATATGCCTCATATGAAGAAGCAGTATTAGAATATTCATATATTGTTAATATGCATCAAGGAAAAAATGTTCTTTCTACTGTTTTGGGTTCTGCTACTGGAACATTTAACCACAAGGGCGATTTGAAAAGTGGCCCATCTGGTAGCAATATCAAATATCCAAGATTTAGTTTAGGATACTCCCAGCGAGTTGGCGATGGCGCCGCAACTGCCGCTGGTATCGGTGGTGTGACTCCACAGTATTCCGCATCATTTAATATTGTAAAAGAACAACAAGATTATGATTTACAAAGCATAATCCAAAGCGCTTCAGAGTCAGGAGTTGATCAAGATGGCCGCGCTGTTCCATATGCAGGCAAAGTTAACGATAGCAAAGTAAGAGTTACAAAAGTTTTTTATCGCTCACCTCGCGCTATGTGGCGGTTTTATGGCTATTATGGGGGTGTTGGTGTTGTTGGAAATTATTCAACTTATGGACAGTTTGCTGATGATTCAACTTTTGAAGTTATTCCCACATGGCAAAATAAAATGCAAGCTATTATGTATGAAGATTCAATTTACACAAGAACTTCTCATTATTCGTATGAATTATTAGATAACCACCTAAGATTGTATCCAACCCCGTCTAATTTTGGTTTTAGCCACTTGCAAGATGAAATATGGTTTAGATTTTATATTGATTTACAGCCGTTTGAAACAGGTTCATATAATTCTGGTGTTGAGGGCGTAAATAATATTAATACCGTTCCATTTGATAATATTCCATTTACAAACATTAACTCTATGGGACAGCAATGGATTAGAAAATACTCTTTGGCATTGTGTAAGGAAATGTTGGGACAAATTCGCGGCAAATTTACAACAATGCCGATTCCAGGCGAAAGTGTTACACTTAATCACAGTGAACTTTTATCACAAGCTAAAGATGAACAACAACAATTAAGAGATAAGCTAACTGAAATGCTTAAAGAGGTTGAATATCCTGAATTGGCTAAGAAAGATCAAGAACTCTCTGATGCTTCAACAAATGTTCTTAAAATTAGTCCTCTTGGAATTTATGTGGGGTGATATAAATGGGTGATGAATGGAAAAAACCAGCAGCGCCACCACCACCGCTTTTTTTAGGTAAAAAAGAACGCGATCTTGTAAAGCAAGTAAATGACGAGCTTGTTGAAAAAGTAATTGGACAACAAATCTTGTATTATCCAATTGACATGGAAACGACCAATTTTCATGATATGTACGGTGAAGCAATTAATAAAACATTTCTGTCTCCTATTCGCGTGTACGCTTTGATAACATTCAATGAAGAGTCAACAAATTATTTGGAGGGATTTGGAATTGATAAAGTTTCTCAAATCACAGTCAATTTTCATAAACGTCGCTTAGAAGAAGATCAAGACTCTTATGTTCGTGAGGGTGATTTTATATTATATGGCGATATTTATTATGAGATAGTAAAACTATCACAGCCTCGCAAATTGTTTGGCCAAGTTGATCAAACTTTTGAGATTTCTGCTACATGCAGACGCGCAAGAAAGGGTTTATTTGATGCTTCCTGATAATTTTGATTTTGCGTTACTGCCAGAAGGGTCGAGTGAGTTTACTCTTCAAGAGATTGGTATGTTTTCCTCGACCATTGAAGACATTGATTATACAATTACTTCATGGTTAAAAAAAGATCTAAATTTATTTTGTAACACAAACGAAGGAAGAGTTCAAGTACCAGTGTTGTGGCAAGTTCCAGAAAGAGCTTATCAAATTAAAAATGAAAGAGACTTGCGGGACGAAAATAACACATTGAAACTACCTTTGATAAGTATTGAAAGGACTAATATTGTTAAAAATCCTGAGCAAAAAGGTTCATTTCAAGCACACACATTCTCTGTAGATAAGAATGGCAGATCTGGGCGTTTTGTGATTGCAAAACAGATTGTGCCCGATAAAACTCAAAATTTTGCTATTGCTTCAGGAACTAGAACAAATACCAGCGGCAAAAAACAACAATTTTATCCTGGAAATAACAAAAAAATAGTAATTCGAACCTTGTCGGTACCAATACCTGTATATGTTAACGTTGAATATAAAATCAAACTTAAGACTGAATATCAACAAAGCATGAATGAATTGTTAACGCCGTTTATAGCTCGCACAGGACAAATTAACGCTTTTGCTTTAAATAGAAATGGACATATTTATGAAGTTTTTATTGATCAAAACTTTACACATAACAATAACTTAGCTAATCTTGGTGAAGACTTAAGAGAGTTTAATACTGAAATATCTATAAGAGTTTTAGGGTATTTAATTGGTGAGGGCCCTAATGATAATCGCCCGATTGTTCGTGTTGACGAGAATGTTGTAGAATACGTTTTTCCTAAAGAATCCACGTTGCCAAGTGGTTTCATCGACTTTTAAGACAGTTCAGGATATGATATGCTGTTTTTCTTAGTTCCTGAATATCCTTTTGAAAAGCAAAATACTATTTAAAGTATGATTGATGACATCAATTAATACAAAATTGTAAAGAGGGTTTCACAACATGTCAGTTAAAAGTTTTAAGTTTGTATCTCCTGGAGTGTTTATTAACGAAATTGATAATTCGTTTCGTCCACGCGCATCAGAAGAAATTGGGCCAGTAGTAATTGGCCGTTCAGTAAGAGGTCTCGCGCTTCAACCAATTAAAGTTCAGTCTTATTCTGAATTTGTCGAAGTGTTTGGAGAAACGGTTGCAGGTGGAAACGGTGGAGATGTTCCAAGAAATGGAAATTTAAATTCTCCAATGTACGGTACTTTTGCTTCCAAAGCATTCTTGGCAGCTAATGTAGCCCCTCTTACATACATTAGATTACTTGGAGCAGAACACCCAGCAGCTACCACGGATGGAAAAGCAGGTTGGGATACAACGAACCCACCATCACAAACAGCACTAGCTAGTATCGGTGGAGCGTATGGATTGTTTGTGTTCCCAAATTCCACATATGATTCTGCATCTTCAGAAACGCCAGGTACGGGCTCTTTAGCTGCTGTGTGGTATTGCAACTCAGGCTCTCAAGTCCAACTTTCAGGAACCTACTGGTCCGAATCGGCAGGCACTAACGCGGGTACTGGTATGCTTTTCAAGACAGATGCAAATAACTTATTCACTGTTCTTGTGAAAACTGCTGGCGGAACCCATGATGAAAAAGTTAAATTTGGCTTTAACGACAACAGCGATAACTATATTAGAGATAGATTTAACACGAACCCTGCACTTTCAAGTGATGCAGGCACGTACTTCCACGAAGATGCTTACAAGCCTTATTGGCTCGGTGAAAGTTATGAGCAGTTTATAAGAGACAATAGTTTAGTTGATCAAGCGGCACTAGGAATTATCTATCCTATAGCGTTGTCAGGCTCAACAGATAAAGGTCCACACGAAAAACGTCTTGCTTCACAAGAGGCAAGAGCAGGATGGTTTATTGGTCAAGATTTAACTGGAGATGCCAGCACTTTTGTAATTGAAAATGCTCAAAAACTGTTTCGTCTTGTTGGCCGCGGCCATGGTGAATGGTTGCAGAAAAATTGCAAAGTTTCAATTGAAAAAATCCGTCAGTCAACTTCAACCACAACAGATTACGGAACATTCTCGGTTGTTATTAGACAATTGCAAGATACAGATAACAGAGTTGTTGTTTTAGAAAGATTCGACAATTGTAATCTTGATCCTGCATCTCCAAATTATGTTGCTAGAAAAATTGGTGACACATACTATGAGTGGAACAACCAAGAACGCAGACTTAGAAGATATGGCTCATATCCCAACTTATCAAAATATGTTTATGTTGAAATGAACACAGAAGTTGAAGCAGGGGCCACAAATGCTAAATCGTTACCTTTCGGATATTATGGTCCACCAAGATATGCTACTGTTAATTATGTATCAGGTGCCCTTGATAAAACCCCAGTGGCTTCGATGATTCAAATGGTATCGGGCGCTTTTGGTGCACCACAAAACGCGACAGGTGGAGACCCACATAGTACTGCATCTTGCGCAAGCGGCAACTTGTTCATGTCAATCGGTAGCGTATTAAACGCGTCTTCACACGGCAGTGGAAAGTTGAGAGCGCAATTTGTGTTCCCAATTGACAGACTTCGCCACAGTGGCTCTGATGGAGGTCTGTCAGATCAGAAGAATGCATATTATGGATTTATGAACACACGTGAAACTACAAGCACGCGTCACGATGACAGTGTAGCAGACATGCACGGTCTTTTAGACGACAGACTAGCGCAAAGTGTTGACACTACAACAAGTGCAACTACTGGTGTGCAAGGCTTCTCTTATATTTTCACGCTCAATGATATTAAAGCACAAGGATCTGGCGCTAATGAAATGTTCTATTATGAATCTGGTTCTCATGTAAACGCTGCTTCCTATTCATCTGCATCTTATGAAAGATTGTTGAATGCTCGCGTAAACAGGTTTACGGCACCATTCTTTGGAGGTTATGACGGATTGGACGTTAAGGTCCCAGATCCATTTGCTAACTCATTAATGACTTCTGATAAGACAGAACTTAATAGTTCAGCGTTCTACACTGTTCGAAGAGCAATTGACACAATTGCAGACCCAGAATCAGTTGATATGAACTTGCTTACAATGCCTGGTCTTACAGCAGACGCCTTAACAACTCACTTAACGAATGTTTGCGAGGATAGAGGTGATGCAATGGGTCTCATAGATCTTCCAGGTGTCTATACGCCAAATCACGAGTCTTACAGTGCAAAATTCTCAAGTCGATTGGGAGCGGGTGCAGAAAGTGTAGCAAATGCACTTAAGAATAGAAGACTTGACACTTCTTATGGTGCAACATTCTATCCATGGGTCCAAACACTTGATGAGCCAACTAGTAAGCTAGTGTGGATTCCACCAAGTGTTGCTATGATGGGTGTGCTAGCATCTTCTCAGGCTCGCTCGCACCTTTGGTTTGCCCCCGCAGGATTTAACCGCGGTGGACTTTCGGATGGAGCAGCGGGTATCCCAGTTACAAATGTAACCGAGAGACTTACCTCTAAAGATAGGGATATTCTCTATGAAGCTAAGATTAACCCAATTGCCTCATTCCCATCTACTGGATTAGTAGTATTTGGCCAGAAAACACTTCAAGAAAGAGCTTCGGCACTTGATAGAATCAATGTTCGTCGCTTGGTTATTTACTTGAAAAAACAAATTTCCATTCTTTCCACACAAGTTCTTTTTGAACAAAATGTGCAAACCACATGGAATCGTTTCAAGGGGCTTGTTGAGCCATTCCTTTCAACGGTCAAGACACAGTACGGTATCACCGATTATAAACTTATTCTCGATGAAACTACAACGACCCCTGACTTAATTGATCAAAACATCATGTATGCTAAGATTATGGTTAAGCCAGCACGCGCTATCGAGTACATTGCGATTGATTTCGTGGTTGCTTCAACAGGCGCATCATTTGAAGACTAATAAAAGTCGCGGCTCTTTTCGAGCCGTGCAACTATATATTATAGATTAACAGGAGAACCCCAACAATGGCATTTTGGTCACAAAATCACGGTCTAGAAGCGTCCATAAAGGACCCAAAAAGAAATTTTCGTTTTAGAATAGAATTCCAAGGAATTCAAGGTCCAGATGGTCCATCGCTATGGTTTGCAAAAACTGCTGCTAAACCATCATTTGCAATTTCTGCTGCAGAACACAAATATTTAAATCATACGTTTTATTACCCTGGTTCTGTTACGTGGAACGATATCACAATCACTATGGTAGATCCTAACGATCCTGATATGACCGCTACTATGGCTGCTATTGTTCAAGAAGGAGGCTATAGGCCACCCACGGACGCTAATAGCCTTCAAACAATGTCCAAAGCAACAGCCGTTAATGCTCTTGGTTCAGTTACCATCACTCAAATTGACGCTGAAGGTAACGACTTAGAAGTTTGGACACTTTGGAACGCATTCATCACAGATCTCAAGTTTGGAGACACACTTGCTTATGGTGATGAAAACTTAACAGAACTTTCGGTTACCCTTAAGTACGACTGGGCAAGAGTTGAAACACCGCAAGGTCAATCAGTTGCCACACTTAATCAAGGTAACGAGTTCTTCCAATCGTAAAATACTTTAAAATAGAGGTGTATATTGTCACGTAATAGAGATAGGATGGGCTTGCCAACTCCAGAAAATGCTAGCCCTCCACAACAAGCTCTACAAGAAAACGCGGGATTCTCATTTGTGGTCCCTACCGAATTTGTAGAACTCCCATCGGGTGGGCGTTTTTATGCTCAAAACCACCCACTTTATAATCAACAATCAGTTGAGATTAAACAAATGACTGCCAAAGAGGAAGATATTCTTACATCAAGAACTCTCCTTAAAAATGGTGTTGCTATTGATCGAGTATTGCAAAGTCTAGTTATGGATAATCGTATTAATGTAGACACACTACTTGTTGGAGATCGAAATGCGATTTTAATTGCAGCAAGAATTTCTGGCTATGGTAATGATTATACTACACATGTGGATTGCCCTGCATGCGGCACAACCCAAACTAATACATTTGATTTAAATGATATTCAGATGCAAGATCTTGAGCAATCTGAAGCGCTTGGTGTTGTTGATAACAATGACGGCACTTTTACCACAGTGTTGCCAAAAACTGGTTTAACTGTGGATTTTAGGCTTTTAAATGGCCGTGATGAAAAGAATATTTTAGCCCAAGCTGAGAATGATAGAAAGCGTAAACGTCCCGAGACTAATGTAACAACTCAAATTAAAAACATGGTTGTATCAGTTAATAATGATGAAAGCCCGCAAGCGATTAATTTTTTAATTGAAAACATTCCTTCGCTGGACGCACGGCACTTAAGAACTTGCTACAAGCTAACCGCACCAAACGTAGATATGACACAGAATTTTGAATGCTCAAACTGTGGCCATGAACAAGACTTGGAGGTGCCGCTCACCGCGGACTTTTTTTGGCCTGACAGGTGAATATATGGAGAGCGTTTATGAAGCGTTCTTCTTTTTAAAATATTCTGGAGGTTGGTCTTTTTCTGAAGCGTATAATTTACCAATTGGTTTACGTAAGTGGTTTATCGAACGTTTATCAAAACAGCTAAAAGATGAAAAAGAAGCAATCGAAAATGCACAAAACGGTGGTGGTAGCAACTCCACTGAACTTACGGCACATAACTCACCAAGAATGCCGCAAGAACTAAAAAAATTCATTGGTGATTGACAGAGCATGTAGCTCTGTCTTTTTTTGTTTATAACTAATTACTTTAGCAATTAAAGAGGGCAACCAGTGGCTACTAATGAAGAAGTAGAAAATGCCAAAAGACTAAGGCAGGAATTTGACGATCTTGTAGAGGCAAAGAAGAAAGGTCTTGAGATTGATGAAGAAAGGTTTACTGTACTAAGAAAGATTTTCGAAGAAGCAGAAAAAACAGCAAAACAAGCCAAGGCAACAGTTGAGTCAGCACGAAATTATCTTGAAACCTTGGAAGTGATGAAAGGCACAACTGAGATTTTAAATCTTAGGCATGAAGCAGCCTTAAACCTACTACAAGCACAAAAATCTGAAATAATGGCCCTTATTAGAGAAGGCAAAGTTTTAGATGCCGACTTAGAAAGCCAATTAGCAACTATTGAAGACCAGCTTGAAGCAACGCGCCAAATAGGAGTTGCGAGAACAAAAAATCAAGATTTACTTAATCTTGAAATGAGCTTGACAACAAAAGTAAGAGATATGCGCTTACAAATGATTGAAGCAAAAGGCACAGAAAAGTTCTCAATTGCTCTTCGGCAAGCGGCTGTTGCTGCAGAAAACTTTGCTAATTCAGGAATTAATGCCTTTATGGGTAGATTTACTGGTGCTCTTAAGGATACGTTTTTATCTTTTGATACGCTAACAAAGTCATTTGAAAAACAATTTGCACTTGGCGAAGATTTTAAACAGCAAACAAAAGACATATATACTGAGTTAGATGTTTTAGGCGTTTCAATGGAAGATGCCACTAAAGCCGCAGAAGCATTGGTAGTAAATTTTACAGATTTCACCATGCTAGCTGACTCACAACAAAAATCATTACGTGAAACTGCTAATATTCTTGAAAAAAGTTATGGGATTGCTTTTGAGGATTTCGCAGGCGGTCTTCAGGTTACCACAAAAGCAATGGGTATGAGTGCTAATCAAGCTAAATCATTTGGTGGAGAATTAGCTGCCACTGCACAAGCCCTGGGATTATCAATTCCTGGACTTGTTGAAAAATTCAACAAAATGGGCCCCGAACTAGCAAAATTTGGCGAGACAGGCGTAAAACACTTTAAGGAATTAGCTAGAATTTCTAAGTTGACTGGTATAGAAATGGAAAAACTTCTTTCTATCACTAACCAGTTTGATACTTTTGAAGGCGCCGCAGAACGCGCTGGAATGCTTAATGCCGCATTGGGAGGCAGTTTTGTCAATGCAATGGATCTTATGATGGCAACAGATCCTGCAGAACGTTTTCAAATGATTAGAAATGCAATTGATCAAACTGGTCTTTCGTTTGATGAAATGGGCTATTATCAAAGAATTTTCTTTGCAGAAGCGGCTGGCTTAGACAATGTTAATGATTTGGCTCTTTTGATGTCAGGCAACATGGATATGCTTTCAGGTGCAACAAATCAAAACTCTGCATCGATTATCGAGCAAAAAGAACGAGCAATGGAACTTCAAGATGTAATGACAAAAATTAATTCAATCTTTGTTGATCTTGCAAACTCAACGGGCATTCTTGACATGAATGCAAATGAACTAATCGATACATTCAAAAAATATGCTGTTGGAATTGGTGTTGTAATTGGTCTTTTAAAAGGGTTAGCTGTTGTGCGTGGTTTAATTTTAGCTAGCCGCCTTAAAAGCATAGCCACTTCTGTTAAACAGATAGCAACAGGCGGCAAAGAAGTGTTGGCAACTCAAGGACAAACTAACGCAATTATCGCACAAAATGCGGCTTTAAGAAGCAATCTTAAACTTAAAGCAAATATCCACAAGCAATCAATGAAATATACAAAAGCTGGTACAATGGGTTTTGGTGGTATGTCGCCACTTGGAATTGCCGCAGTTGGTGTTGCATTGTTTGGCTTGGGCATGGGCCTTAAAGAAGCTGCTAAAGGAATGGGCACATTTGTAGCCGCTTTCAAAGATATGAGCGTGGGCGAAATACTTGCAATGACAGTGCCAGTTGTGGGACTAAGCTTAGCTTTTGGTAAATTAGCTATTGGATTAGTATCGGTTGCGCCTGCCAGCAAAACTGCTGCGGTAGGACTTCTTGCAGTTGGTGTTGGTGTTCTGGCTATTGGCGCTGGTGTTGGTTTAGCAGCTACAGGAATGGCAGAATTAGTAAAATCCTTTAAAGGACTGAGCGTTGGAGAATTGACTGCCGCAGGTCTTACAGTAATAGCGTTTTCTGCCGCCATCGGCGGGTTAGCACTAGCACTGGCAGGGTTGGCTAATCCTTTGTCAGTTGCAGGTGCTGGTGTTTTAGCGGCAGTTGCCGCAGTAGGAGCAGGCGCAGGATTTTTATTTGGAAAACTCTTCGGTGGCGGCAATAAAGAAAAAGAAAATGCTGCTGCCATGGGTTCCTTTTTCGAGGGAATGAGTGGAGTTTCTGAACTGCAGTACAGAGCAGCACAAAGCGCATTTGAAAATATTAGAACAGCAATTAATGACACATCTGGCAGCAAGCTTCTTGGTTATACTGTTCTTGCTAAAGCGGGCGCAATAGCGCCAGCGCCCCTGCCTGCAGTTGCTGGCGCAACAGCTGCGCGCCCTACAGTAGCAGCAGCAGGTACCACGGTAGGAAAAACCGAGATAACGGGCGAGGTTGAAGTTAAATTTAATACACCACTTTTTGAAGACGCAGTAATTAATATTATACAGAAAAGAAAAACAACAGTCTCGAAGATAATAGGAAACTAAAGGAAAAAACAAGTAAATGTCAGAGTACAGTCCAAAAGATTTTTTTAATGCTTTTAAAATTAGTGGATTATTAAAAGAAGATGGCACTCCTGGCGGTCAGCCTGGAAATCTTCAAGAATACACATTTGAAGAATTAAAAGAAGGTGTTGACGCCAAGGGCAATCCAATCAATGCAACACAAGTATTTTACAGTGATGGCTCCGATGCATACGCTAATAGAGGATTTGTAGTATCTTTCTTACATGTCCCTTCAAATAATTATGTTCATTTCAAAGCTTTTATTAATTCGTTTAATGAAACATTCAACAGCGATTGGAGTTCTGAGTCTGTTTTTGGACGTACTGATCCGATTCGCATGTTTAAGCAAACCACTAGAAGTTTAACTTTGTCTTTAATAGTGCCAGCTTCTTCTGAAGGTGAGGGATTTGAAAACTTAGGAAAGGTCCAATCTCTTTTATCGTTTTTATATCCAACATATGAAGAAGTAGACAACGCACTAACTATTTCTCAGTCGCCTTTAATAAGAATGAGATTGATGAACTTGGTTAGAAAAACAAGACAAGTTTCTGAATCAGATTCTGGGACAATGAATCGCTATGATTTATGGGAACACTACAGCACGCCAGAAGTCGGCACGTTTAGAGATCACAAAATTGCAAAAAATACTCTTTCCCGCGGCGCCGCCAGTGAGGGCCTTTTGGGTGTCATCAGAAACGTAAGCATTAATCACAACTTAGAAAACTTAGAACTTGGCTCGTTTGTTTTAGCAGATGGAGTTGTTATCCCAAGAGCAGTAGAGGTTACGCTTGATTTTGATGTATTGCATGAAAAAGTGCTTGGATGGAATGATAGCGAGTTAAGTGCAGGTCAAAGTTTTAGTGATAGATTGTTTCCATATGGTGTAGATGTAGAAAATTCAGGACCAGCAGGATCGCAAGAACAACTCGAACAAAACATGGCCCTTGCAGCAAAATCAGCCGTGCAAGGGCAAGTCGAAAAACTTAAAACCGAAGAGGCTGACAGAAACAAAGAGCAAATGATTCAAAACGCGATTGCAGCTGGTCACTTGGTAGCTTCTGGTGTTATTGATGGAAAAGTACAATATGAAACAACTGCTAAAGGCGAAAGAAGAGCAAAAAAAATTGCACGACAAATGGGAAAAAACAAAACCAGCAGAGTCAACCCAGCAAATCCAGTAAACTATCCAGATAGTGCAGATGGCAATACAGAAATTGCTGCTGGAGAAGCTTATAGAAGAACGTTGGCTGAGTTTATAGAATAGGAATATACAAATGGCTACAAGATATACAAGATCAAAAATTTTAGAAAACAATACAGAGTTTTACGAGTTTCTTAGAAAAAAGCGTGGCAATACCAAGTCTATCGCACATTATTCTACAGTTGTTATGCGCCACCCCACCATGTTGGAGAGAGCTTCACTTAAAACAACAAGCCATATATGGAAATACGGTGACAGATTTTATAACCTTGCACACAAGTATTATGATGATGCAGAATATTGGTGGGTTATTGCTTGGTATAACGGATTGCCAACTGAAGCTGATATTCAAAATGGAGATGCGATTGTAATTCCGCTAAATTTAGAAAAGGTGCTAATTGCACTCGGAGTATATTAATGTCTAGAACTAATAATTTAGTAGACATGTCAGAAAGCGAAATAAAAGAAAGATACGAAGATGCTTTCAAAAGCAAAGTTGATCAGCTTGACGGTGGAACTACAGAAAAAGATTGGAAAAACGCCAATGCAGAAGCACTATTGGGCAATAAATGTGCGTTTGTTTATACTACTTATGGCGCTGGTGGCTTCGGTACATTAAACTCTTCAGGTGCTGCTAGGCTTGATGAAGAACTTGGCACTGGCACTTTTTTAGTAGAGTCATATAATCGTTTACAAAGCGCAGAAGCCGAATCTGCCCGCGGCGCCGCGGCTGGTGGTCTTATGCCAACTGCTGGTCGCGATGTCGGAAAAGATGTTGTTCGAATGGCTTATGCACGAATAGATTGTTCTGCAGATCAAATTATGGACAAAGCATGGCAAGAATATCGCGCAAACGAGTTATATGAAATAATTGAAGAAGACATTCAATCAGTTGGCACAGGAATTAAGCAGGAGTCTTTAGAATGTGCAAATAGTTTAAAAGATGCAAAATTAACCTTACAACAGGCGATTGATCTGTTTTTTCAAGGGGCATCAGATCCAACCGCTGGAATGTTTGAAGATTTTGATGCCAACACACTTCGAGGTAGCATACCAACAAGGCCATTATTTGATCAAGATCAGGTACTGTATGATTCTTTGCAAGGCGAATATGGTAAAGTTGGTAATGTTACAAATTTGATAGCATCGGTTGAGCCACCTGCTAATATTCCTAGTTATTTAGTAAACAGTAGCGGCATATATGCTAATTTTGATCACCTACTGATGAATGAACAAGCACGGAGAGCGTTAATCACTCCTGAGTTTTACAGCGATATACCACAACCATCTGAAACTCCTATGGATTTTAATGATATACCACATTTGTATGCATCATTTATTGTCAGCTTACATAATCTTTTAGAAATGGGGCTGGCTCAGACACTGCCCACAGAATCAGAAGTCAACGCGTTTACAGGCGGTGCAGATGGCTCATCAGCTACAATATATTCAAAAGCGCAGACAACATTGGATTACTTTGCCCCAGATGCTGCTGCTTCTTCTGTGTTAGGTCCTTTAGGGGATAAAGTTGGTTTAATTGATTTTATTGATAATTATTGCATCCCATCAGCTGAAAGATTACCAGATGGAGAACTCAAAAGTTTTTTAACATCGGGTAGCAATAGTTTATATGCAAACTTGAAGTCACTACTTGAAAAAATTAAATCGTGTGCGGAAGATATCAAAGAAGCTAAAGATGATTTTGACGATTTTATTGATGGCCTTGGGGCAGCAATTCCAGAAGCAGCAGAAGCGTTGGATAATAACGTAGCTGAAGACGCACTTAACCAAGCAATTCAAAACCTTGATGAAACTGATTTGGATGATATTGGATTTGGCTCCGTGGAGGACAAGAAACTTTTCAAGGAACAATGTTTCTTGTTAGCATTTGCAGCAAAAATTGCTGATTTTAAAAATAAAACTCTTGAACACACAAACAAGCTTGAACCAAAAAATATTGAGGGGATTACTAAAAGATTACCATACTCGAACATTAAAGAGTTAGGTTTTAAACAGACTGATTTCGCATCACAAAGCCAATACAATGCTTGTTTACAAATGAATGGTGATTCTTTTGCTTTCGTAAATAAATTAACGCAGTCACCAAATTATGGCGATTTAATTGATATTCCCCATCACCAACTTTCAGCACTACAGCCCATGATAAGACTTTTTAAGGTTGAATATAATGAAGAAATGGACGATGATCAATTTACTGACTTAGAAGAAGAAGTAGAAATGAAGTTTAATTCAGCATTTACCCGCGATGAATTAGAAAATGTTTTTCTTGGACGAAAAACTAGATCCGCTGGTGTTGGCTTAAAAGAGTTCGAATTTACTTATGATGGAAGCAATCCTTTTTCGTATAAAAAAAGCATTAAAGCAAAACTGGTCCTCCATTCTGCAACTTTCCAAGAATTGTTTCTTGAAAGAGATGGCGAAACTACTAAAGTTGAAAATGGGCAATTAAAATTAGGCGGTACTAAGAAATATCGATATATTGATTTAGCATTAAAAACATTTTCAAAATTTACAAATGATAATTCGTTAGCTAAAAAATATCAAAAAATATTTGATGAAAATGCAAACCTAGCAAAACTTAATTTTAGACTAAAGGCTGTTGTTGGGTGGTCAATGCCAAAAGGCGGAATTCCTGGCTTAGATGCAGATCAAAAAGATAGATTAAAAACAGTTTTATCAAATTCATTTGTTACTTTAAATCTAACACCCACAATACACAATTTTAATTTTGAACAAAACGGCGCCGTTACTTTTGAAATCAATTATCTTGCATATATTGATGATTTTTTTGATGATCGTGGTTTCAATGTTTTTGCTGATCCGACTGGTCAAGTTGGGTGGCAAAGAGAAATCAGAAGAATGCAAATGAAACGATTGCGATCAAAGTGTTCGTCTGCTTCAGAAATACAAGATTTGAATAACTTATATAGAGATGTAGTAGAGCAAGAAGTAAATGATTCACTAAGTTCATTAATGAGAAGCATGATCCAAAGAAAAAAAATATATTATATAAACTTAGATTACGAAAAAATACAAAACTTTATTGCCGATGGCCCCTTTAGAGCTTATGAAGATTATGTTATATTAGGCTCAGGAGGTAACTTAGTTACCACAGATTCTGATAAGGATGAGGTGCAACAACAAATTATTAACGATGCTTTCGCTGCCTATCAACAACAGTTACAAAGCACCGAGCAGGACGCTTCCGAGGCTTCCCTCAAAGCTGCCCTTTTTGCAGCATCACCGCAAAGTAACGAACTTAGTTTTTTCTATTTAAGTGATTTGGTTGATATTGTTCTAGAAAACATACAACTAGAATTACAAAAATTGTCAGATCAATACAAAAATAAAAACAATAAAAAAACTTATACAACAACATCAAATGTCAATGAAGAACTCATACATATTGATGATTGGAATAAAAGAAGATCAGATTTAGAAAAATATCAAAAAAACTTAAAAAGATTTAGACTTATTTTAGGGCCAGTTGAGTTGGCGCACCACAGTAACAAAGAAACTAAAAAGCCGAGCGTATTTGTTAGTTTTGGAGATATTCCAATTTCCGTCAAATATTTTTTAGAGTGGGTTGCTGGTAAAGTTTTATCAAAAGATGAAGTTTTTTATCCGTTGTCATCATTTTTAAATCAATTAATGAACAATTTAGTTACTAAATTTTTAAACAATAATAGGTGTTTTTATTTTGACATTAAACAAAAATCAAGAGTCAATCAAACTACTTTAACTTCTTTTTCGCCACCTGAATATGGCGGCTTAGATGATATTACATATTTACTTAGAGAAAAAGCAAAAGCGATTAAAAATCTTTCTGGTAACGGAAACCCAACTAAACTAAACATATCTGATGCCGTTGTGACTGATCACAGGGGTTTAAATGAAGATGGAAGTGTAAAAAATGGAGATTATAAAAACTTAGGACCCGTTTTAAATGTTTCTGGGCGCCCAAACAAAAAGTTTTCCAATTACTCACCGTTATCCAACGAGATTAATTATATGGTATTTTATGCTGGAAGAGTTTCCGCTAACGGCACAGTCCCAGACAGGGCAACAGATCATGGCAATGGCGTTTTTCACTATCTTTTAGGTCGAGATAGAGGATTAATTAAAGAAATTAATTTACAAAAAACCACATCTAAAGGATTAGCAGAAGTCAGATTCGAACAAGATGGTTATGACGGGCTATCTCAATTAAGAGTAGTTTATGATTTGGATATTTCTTCATATGCAAATGTAAATACATATCCAGGAACATACATTTACGTGCCACCTGCTGGTTTTGATCCAAGCTTTGCAAGACTGCCGCCACAAACAGTAGACAAAGATGGCAAAAAAGTTAATTTTGATTTATCGCAGTTGGGTATTGGTGGATATTACATGATAATTCGTTCTACACACAGATTTGGAATGGGAGAAGCTAACTCACAAATATCTGCAAAATGGGTTGCTAACTTACAAAGTGATTTCCCACCAGCAGAAGGTGGAACCGCGGTTGATCCTAATGGTGAGACTGATCCAACTTGCTCTACTGCAATCACTAATAGACTCAATGAGATGAGGAAACCATAAAATGTCACAGTACTATGCAGAAACAAATGGCGAGAGCACAATGCGTCTTTTTAATAAAAGAACGATATATCGTGAATTTTTAAAAGCTCAAAATCACAACAATATAATTGAAATGGATGGTGCCGAAAAAATATTATACGGTAAAGTAAATAAAAACTTTATACCACTCGTAGTCACTAAAGACAAATTAAAAAACTTAGCGTTATTTGATGATCAATCGATCCCACCAGTTGCAGTTAATTTTGTCGCTGACCTTTTTAACGCCATGGCAGACCAATTTAAAAAATGTGTGCAATCAGGCAATATTCGCCCTAATGATGCTTACTTAAGTAATTTAAAAGCTTTTAAGGCTTATCAAGATCCGCTAGAATTGTACAAAACTTATCAACAACAATTTTTTAACTCATTAGCTGGCTTGCTTCTGCAAGAAGGTGTTAAGATTAATAATTTTAAAGATATGGTCACAGCTATAATGCCAATTTTAAAAAGTGTGCTAAGATTTCAACCTTTTACGTTCACAGGGTTTTTAAAAAGTAAAAATTGCTCAGTTATGTCAACAGGATTAGCAATTGAGATTGCTGATTTTGATTACATCAATGATCACGAAAAAATTCAAAATTTTGTAAAAAGTCCAAACTGGGATTTTTTTGTTAATACTTGCGATTCTTATGGTTTTATGGTAGATTTAAACATACCCTGGCGAATTACCATTGATTTAAACGCGGATTGTGTGCTAGCAGTTACATCAAAATATATTGAAACGGACTCAGCAGACAAGACACTTGCATATTTCTATAATAACTCATCAAGGTATAATTTTTCTTTTTTTAAAAATACTTTGTTTGATTTGTATAATTTTATTAGGGAAGAGTACGTGGAATTATTTGTGTGTGATGATACTGGGGCCATTATAGCTTCGGCGGTAAAACCAGAACAATATACGATTGACTCTTACAATGAACAATTTGATGATTCGCTATTTGTTGAAATATACACAAAATTAAGATTATATGAAGAAATGCCCGACTTGGATGACGAAGAGGTAGCTAAGGTTGTAATAAACCAGCTTGAACATTTTAATTCAAATCCTGATCTTAGCCACCTATTCGACTTTTTAGAATCTCAGATAAATAAAACATTTGACACAGAGGGCTGTTTAGGATATATTAGAGAAGGAAAGAAAAAACGACGTCTTGAAGACTTCGTGCAAGAAACCATTACTAATATTACAGTAGAAGAGGGCGCTAATGATTTTTCAGGCTATTGACGATAAAAATGAATGCATCGGAGTATACGCTAACGGAAAACTTGACTTTAAAAACATACCAACTGGGCTAACAAGAACATGGAAGTATAGTGGCTCAATTACTGATGACGCTATTCAGTATGCATGGCTTTATTCAGGCGGAAAAGAGTTAATTGATTGTTGTCCCGAGCATCTTAAAGAAGATTTACAAAATGTCCAAAAGAAGGCGCGGGCTTATGTTAAATCTTTTGAAATTGCTAAGATTAATTTACGCGAACATTGCATATACGATCTTATTCCGCACGACTTCCTGCTGCAGTTTTGTGAAATTAAAAACAAAGTTACTGAACATGTTTTTGATAATTTTGAAAAGCCGCAAAATTACCAACATCTTGATATGGTACAAAAGCTGCTTCATAAAATTAGGTACCAACAACTTAATTTAAATATTTCTGATTGCAAGCACCTTATGACATCTAGCGTTTCAAGGAACAAAATCAAGCAGATTTTAAACAATAATTACATCGACTATGATTTGTTTGGAACAGTCACAGGGCGCCTTACTACAAAACAAAACTCATTTCCTATGCTAACTTTAAAAAAAGAAATTCGTCAGGTTTTGAAACCCAATAATGACCTATTTGTTGCTTTAGATTATAATGGTGCAGAAGTTAGAACACTATTGGAATTACAGGGTCTTGAACAACCACAAGAGGATATTCATGAGTGGAACTGTAAGCATCTCTTTGAGCAAGAAGTGAGCCGTGATGAGTGCAAGGTTAGATTTTTTGCATGGTTGTATGATCCTGACTCAACTGATATTAACACTAATTTATATGATCGCGAAAGTCTTTTGGATACGTGGTATGATGGCAAGCATATTAGAACACCATACGGACGTTGTATTGAGGTTGAAAAACGAAAAGCATTCAATTACTTAATCCAAAGCACAACTGCTGATCGCGTTCTAGAAAAAGCTGTGATGATTGATAAGTTTCTTGATGGCCACAAGAGCTATGTGTCGCACGTAATTCACGATGAAATTGTATTAGACTATTGTGACAAAGAGCGCGATTTAATCACTGAAATTAAACAAATATTTGAAGATGGTTATATGTCCTCTGTAAGCATTGGAAAAGATGGCTTTAATCTGAGAGAGATAGAGATATGATATCGATTGTAGGGCTTGGCAATGCCGCGTCAGCGATTTCAGAATTATTTTCTGAGATACAGCAATATAAAGTTTATAAACTTAATTCTAAAATTTCAAAAAACACCAAAAATGAATTTAAGTTAGAAACATATGAAAACCCAGAAGACTATGAACTAAATGTACCAAATGTTAAGAAGTTTTTTCAAAACATAGGTGATCACATACAATTTTTTATTGTTGGGGGCTCATTTAGCTCAAATTATTGTCTTGGTATAATGGAACAAATAAAGCACAAAAAGATTGATCTAATCTACATTCAGCCTGATACAGAATTGTTAACAGGATTGCCAGTGCTCATTGAAAATACGACTTTTGGTGTATTACAAGAATATGCTAGATCTGGCCTTCTTAATTCTATAACAATTATTTCAAATTTAGAAATTGAAAATTCTTTAGGTGATTTAAACATTAAAACATATTATAATTCTTTAAATAATTTTATTTTTTCCGCAATCCACCATCTGAATTATTTTACTCACTCTGAGCCAGAAATTGGCCAAGTTTCCAGACCAGCCGAAATTAATCGGATTCGTGCCATTGCAGGCCTTAATATGAAAAATCTTGAAGAAAAATGGCTTTTTCAGCTTGACACTCCGAGAGAACTATGCTATTATTTAGCTATCAATACAGAAAGATTAGAAACTGAAGGAGGATTGCACAAGAAAATTGTAGATATGCTTAAACAAAAACCTAAAAATGCATTTCGTAAGATTTCTTATGCAATATATGACACACCTTACCACGATTTTGGGTTCTGCGTTGCCCATACTAACGTAGTACAAACCAAAAAAACTCTTGA